TGTTAATGCTGATTTGACTACAAAAGGAGAACAGATTAAATTATGGCAATTAGAATTTGTTGATGACAAAAGTAAAAATTAACGAAGCATACCGCCCCGCACTTTTAAGCCAACATAGATACTTGGTATTGAAAGGCGGGGCGGGCTGATTGGATCTGGCAAATCAATCGCGGCAGTTCAAAAGATAATACTGCGAATCACAACGGAGCAAGGGCATCGAATTCTTTGCATTAGAAAGGTGGCAACAACCATTCGTAATAGTGTTTATCAATTGTTTGTCGATAAGCTATTAGAATACGATATATTCAGCGAATTCACTATTAATAAAAGTGAAATGCGATTTACTCACAATCCAACAGGCAACGAAATATTGTGTGCCGGTATGGATGACCCCGAAAAAATTAAATCAATTGCTGGCATTACATCAGTTTGGTGCGAGGAAGCAACCGAGTTAGATGAATTAGATTTTAATCAGTTGGAACTTCGTGTACGAGGCGAAACAAATAACTATAAACAGTTTATAATCACATTTAACCCGATAAGTGAGCAACACTGGATAAAGCGCAGATTCTTTGATGAACCCGATGCCGAAACCATGTTGATGAACACAACGTATAAAGACAATTCGTTTTTAGATGCCGATTACATCCACCATTTAACCGAACGTGTTAAAGCAAACCCAAACCTGCACAAAGTTTATGTGCTTGGCGAATGGGGTAAAGTTGATTTCGGTGGCGAATTTCTTAAAAGTTGGTCAACAATTAAACACACTGGCATTGTAACCTATGACCCATCATTAGCAGTTTGGCTTTCGTTTGATGAAAACGTAAACCCATATTTTCCTTGCGGCATCTTTCAAATTAGTGATGACAACGAAATAAGATTAATTGACTGCATTGCGCTTAAAAACCCCGACAATACAACCAAAGCAATGGGCAGGGCTATAATGCAACGGTTACGACATTGGAAGCACAACGGCCATGTGTATGTGTGTGGCGATAGCACCTCACAAAAGGATGATGTTAAACAAGAAAAGGGCTTCGATTTATTTCGCTTACTAATTAACGAATTAGATGAAGTTAAACCGATTCGCAGAGTGGCTAAATCAAACCCAAATGTGCGACCGAGTGCCGATTTCTTTAATGCTATTTTAGGATACAATGAGCAAGGCATTAGTTTTATAGCTGATGAAAGTTGCCGCGTGGCAATATTAGATTTTGAAAACACAAAAGAGGACAAAAACGGCAAAGTAGATAAGCGCACAGTAACCGATCCTGTGACCAAAGTAAGTTACCAACCATTTGGTCACATTGTAGATTTAACACGTTACTTAATCACATCGGTATTCGCCTCACAATATGCAAGGTTTCAAACAGGCATTATAAAACCGCTTGTTGTTGTGGGTAGAGATGCTGAATATAAATCAGCAAGTAGATTTTAGTTACATTTTAAGCATTTATCAAATTTTTTATTATTATTTTGCACTATGGCACGATTCTTAAAAACCTCCGACTATCTTTCAATTATTCAAACGGTTGACCTCAATCAGATAACCGAGAACACCCCGCAAAATTTGTACGATAGCGAGGTTAAGGCCATAAGTAGAATGCGCACTAAATTGGTGCAGCGTTACATGGTTGACATTGAATTAGGCACAATGGATGCCTATTCAGCAGCAACACATTACAGAACACGCGACAGAGTTATATTAGGCGAAGTAATTACACACGTTAATGACTTTAGCAGATGGGATAACAAAACCGAATACGTTATAGGCAACATTGTAACCGATGACAATGGCTTTGTTTACACCGCTATTGCAGCAAGCACAAACCAACCTTTGACATTGACTGCTTATTGGTCAAAAATGATTAACATTGCAACAAGCAACGCAACCTATTGGACTGTTGGCGATAATAGATACCCAATGTTCGTGGAGCTTGCAATGGATATGACATTGTATAACCTACACGCAAGGATTAACCCAAGAAACATCCCTGATTTGAGAATAGAGCGCAATAGAGAAGCATTAGACCAATTAGACAGATGGGCAAGCGGCACAGATACGGCAGAGGTGTTAAACATCAATTCAACCGATAGCACTGGCTATTCAATTAGATATGGCAATAGTTTAGACAAACAAGATAATTTCTTTAAATAATGGCTTGGTATAACGATATATTTAACTTTAACAAATCACAACCGCAAAAGGCTAACATACGTAAAACTATTGACTTTGAGCAACAGTTGCAACGTGTTAGACAAGATGCGACAAGGTTTAACATTGCGTTACAAGCGGCAGAAAGCCCGATGTACCCAAATAGATTTTTGTTGATGCAAACCTATCAACAAATTGTGTTAGATGGGCAAGTGCAATCGGCAATGTTGCAACGTAAATCAAAGATATTAAGCAAGAAGTTTATGGTTTATGGCCCAGATGGCGAATGCGATGAAGCTAAAACTGCATTGTTTAACCAAAAGTGGTTTTATGACTTTCAAAGTTTATCTTTAGATTCTATATTTTGGGGCTTTAGTTGCATTCAATTTGGCGCAATTATTAACGATAAGTATTCAAGTGTTGAATTGATTCCGCGCATTTATGTAGTGCCTGAATTTAGTTTAGTTCGCACCAACACAGCAACCGTAACAGAGGGCAAACATTTCGATGTGTCACCATATAACAACTGGTGTATAGGTGTAGGAGAAAAAAAGGATTTAGGATTAATGATGTATTTAGCGCCATACGTTATTTGGAAGAAAAACGCAATGGCAGCATGGGCGGAGTTTGCTGAAGTGTTTGGCAGTCCAATTAGAGTTGGCAAAACAGATGTGCGCGATGAATTGACACGCAAAAACATGGAGAATATGCTGCGCAATATGGGTGTAGCTTCGTGGGCTGTGTTGGATTTAAACGATAACATTGAATTGATGCAAGCAAGCAGAACAGATGCTTATGCAGTGTTTGATAAGATGGTAGAGCGTTGCAATTCAGAGATTAGCAAAATAATATTAGGGCAAACAGGCACAACTGATGAAAAGAGTTATTCAGGCAGCGCTAATGTTCACGAAAGTGTTGCTGCTATGATTGCAAAGCAAGACACGTTAAAAATGCAGTTTATCATTGAAGACCAGTTAGTGCCGATGATGATTCGTAATGGTTTTGACTTAACAGGTTGCACATTTAAGTATGATGACAGTGAGAATCTTCCATTGATGGAGCAAGCAAAGATAGATGCTTCATTTATGCCATACGTAAAGTTTGAACACGAATATTTAGAGCATAAATACGGAATCGAATTGCAGGATGAAGAAGAAGAATCAACCGAGAATGAAGAAGAATTAACCAACATTGCAAAACGATTAAGAAACATTTATAGTTAATGTGCGGCTACTGCGACATATTGAATATTGATAAGGAGGTTGACCCACCAACACCGTTTGATGAAAACGATTTCAATCGTATGTCGAATGATGTATGGATAGGTGCGATTAATAACCAAGTGTTGCCAGAGGGAATATATTTAAAGACTGCGAAGTATTTAAGAGATGGAATTGATTTGGCGCCAGTTGTGGATGAAATATTAACTGCTGATTTAACCAATAACATCTACATATTTTCGGGTGCTAAAACTTACCAATCTACACGCACAATGACTGCAATGTTAGCAGACCCCGAACTGCAATCAAACTTCTATAAGTTCAAAGAGGCAGTGCGACCTTACTATGATATAATGTATAAAGACTATTTGCAAGCGGAGTATCAAACGGCTAAAGCATCAGCACGTATGGCTTCCGATTGGAAGCGTATTGAAGCAGATGCCGATGTATTACCGTTGTTGCAATATCAAACTATTGGCGATGGCAGAGTAAGGCCAACACACGCGGCATTAGATAACATCATTCGCCCTATAAGCGACCCGTTCTGGAAACAATACTACCCCCCGAATGGGTGGCGTTGTCGTTGTACCGTAATACAACTATCAGAGGGGGAAGAAACTGATTTGAGTGGATTTAATCCACCCGATGATGTGCCGCCATTGTTTCGTATGAACGCGGGCATTGATGGCTATGTGTTTAAGGAAAAGGGCAAAGATAAGCACCCTTATTTTGACATTGCAAAGGGCGATAAAGAAATGGCTAAAAAGAATTGGAATTTACCGATACCGACATAATGGCAAAAAGCAATAAATTCGATTTAAAACAAGCAGAAACCAAAGCGCGTAAAGCGATGGAAGCGGCTATTGTAGATGTTGGTAACACTGCTAAAGTGTTTTTTGTTGATTCGTTTAGGAAACAAGGTTGGGATGACAAGAATGTGCAAAAATGGAAACCAAGAAAGCGCACAACGTATAAAACTAAAGGCGGTAAAACAGTTGATGACACAACACGCGCAATATTGGTTAAGACTGGAGATTTAAGGCGGTCAATCATACGTAATCCTGCAAACAGAGCAGCGTTAACGATTAAGATTTCAACTGATTTGGTTTATGCTGCGCGACATAATAATGGTTTAAAAAATATGCCCAAGCGACAATTTATGGGCGATTCTTACAACTTGAATGAGAAAGTAAAAGCAGTTATTGTGAAACGATTAGATAACATATTTAAGTAATGCAGTTAGCAATATATAATCAATTAAAGGCACGTATCAGCACACTTCAATCATTGAAGTATGTTGCACTATGGAACAACCAATTTGAGCGCGAGGATATTAATATACCATTTAATTATCCTTGTTGTTTTATTGAGTTCCCATCTGCCGACTACATTGAAAACTTACAAGGGCAACAACAAGGCACAATGTCAATAGCTTTGCATTTAGGATTCGAAAGCTATAAGACAGAAGACACCGATATATTGCAGCTAAAACAAGACTTAAATGCTTTAATACATGGTTGGTCAACACCTTATAACAGTAGATTCTTGCGCAGAAGTGAAATTCAATCGGCAGACCATACCAACATTCAAGAATTTATTATTACCTACACAATGCAGGGCTTTGATTATTCTGCAATGTACGCGCCAACAATAGAAGCAAATATTACAACATTGATTACCAACAACGACCCACAAATGGAAGACGATGTTATTCGCAGCGGTGACATACCTGAAGCCGTAGCGTTGGCATCAGAATTAGGTTACGAATTATTAACAGAAAGCGGTTATAAACTTATAATACAACAATAAAATGGCAGAGCAAAAAATTTCCGAGTTACCAATAGCAACAGCACTAACAGGCGCAGAGAAAGTAATAGTAAACCAAAACGCACAGACATCGTTAACTGATGTTAATGCCGTTGCGGCCTATACACTTGCAGGTGGTTTGCCTACAAAATTTGCAAAGGTAACTATCACATCTGCGCAATTGTTGCAGTCATTCACTACACCAATAACATTAGTTGCTGCGCAAGGTGCAGGCAAAGTAATAATACCATTTACTGTATTATTGCGTTATCGTTTTGGCACTATTGAATACGCAACAAACTTAAATATTACTTTATCACCAAACAGTTCACTTTACCAAGTAAACTACAATAGTGCAATATCTGGAAACCAAGACAAGTATAGCAGCCGAAGCATAACACCCACAGTATCATTAGGAGGTTCTATTGTTGATGATTTACCGCTTACTATTGGTGCGCAAATCGGCAACCCTACTGCTGGCGATGGGCAATTAGATGTGTATGTTTCTTACTACGTTTTAACACTATAATAATGGCCAGAACAGTAGCACAAATAAAACAATCAATGTTGGATGCAAAGAATGCAGACCCAACATTATCGGCATTGACCTCAACAAGTCAAACTGCTAAATGGAATCTATATTATTTTATTGTAGCTTCTTGCATAGCTATATTTGAGCAGTTGCAAGACCTATTTAAAACAGAATTAGAAGCCATAGCAAGCACAGCAGCACCAAGCACACCGCAATGGACACGCAATAAGGTTTTAAAGTATCAAAAAGGCGATGTTGCTCAATTGAACACAACAACATTTACTGTTGAATACCCAACAATTAACACTGCTAATCAAATATTAACAAGGTGTGCAGTAATAACCGCGCCAAACAGAACGGTGTTAATTAAGGTTGCTAAATCAGACCCACCTGTGCCAGTTTCAGTTGGTGAATTAGCCGAGCTTCAAAGTTACATCGAAACATTTAATCCTGCGGGCATTGCATTTACATTAATTAATGAGAATAGCGATAAGATGGAAGTGGCAGCAACTATCTACTATAATGGTCAATATTCAGCAGTAATAAGCACAAATGTAGTAGCAGCGTTAAACAATTATATGGCTACCTTGCCATTTAATGGTGTTATAAGCACACAAGCAGTTGTTGATGCTATACAAGCGGTTGATGGTGTTAATTCGGTATCATTAACACGTATATTAGTGAGAAAACATACGGTTGCTTATGGTGCAGGTGTAACATTGTACAATCTTTCAACTGGTGTTGATAGTGTGCAATATCAAACTTATGCGGGCTATGTAGTACAAGAAACAACTGCAACACATACCTTTGCAGACACGTTAACTTATATCGTTCAATAATGAGTTCAATCATAAACACCGATACATTTGCAGTCAACTTCTTGCCACCAAAGAAGCGGCTGCCGATATACAAAGCTTGGACTAAAACACTGCTAAAACCATTGCAAGTGCTATACAACACAATGTTTGGCACGTTTCAATATGGGAATGCAGCAGCAATTTATAGCGGTGCAACTGCTTACGCGGTAGGTAACCAAGTAAAATACACCGATAAAGCTATCTATCAATGTTGGGTTGCAAGCACTGGTAATTTGCCAACGAACACAAACTTTTGGTTTAAGATTCAAGACAATTTTGTGGGCATTGAACCGCGTATGAAGTACAATGCACAACACATCTTATTTGAATGGGCATTAAATGAGTGGTTTGGAACTACGTTTGTAAATGTGCCGGGTAGTAGTGATATATGGATAGGCCCGGGCAGTCCAAGTGATGTTGTGCTTTACGTTGGATTTACAGAAGTAAATAGTTCATTAATAGTTTATGGCAATGGCGAAGCACAAACATTTATACAAGCTATAAACATTGCTAACACAGGTGATGAATTTAGTATTAATGTGCCTATTGCGGTGGCTAATGCGTTAACAATACCACCTACAACAGATATTGCACCGAATATTAGCACAAACAATGAAAAAATAATAAGGCAAATAGCCGACCTGTATAACTATGCAGGCATAACTTATGATGTAATAACATATTAAAATGAAAAAAGTAAAATTCACAGACATTTCAAGTACAAGTGCAATGCCATTCAAAAGCGGCACATTAGCACATTTACAAGCGGCACATCAAGAAACAACTTCACTGTCATTAATAGGAATGCAATCAGCAAACCCAGTTGCAGCATTTGGTACTATTTTATATGGAGCAAATGTTACATACAGTGGTTCAAATTGGTCAGTTACTGCTGGAGCAATTTATATTAATTCAGAAATATTTGTTACTGATGCTGCAAGTGGAATATTAACTGGGACAGATGTTATTATTGGAACAATTACAACTACATTTGTAACTGCTGCTAATTATGACCCTGCATTGTTTTCAGATGGCACATCAAATAATGTGCATGAAAATAGAAAAGTAGTTTGGTCAAGTGGCCCAAGTGGAAGCGGTTCTGTTACTTATAGTCTTATTGAAACTTTTAGACTTGGAAGAAAACAAGATTTTGCTTATGGTAGTAGTTTATTAACTGCTGCTGCTGGAACATTTACAATTGCAAGTGGAACGGATTGGAATGTAAAATATACGGTGTTAATGGGCGCAATGATTATGATTAATTTTAATATTAAAAATGCTTCTAATTCAGCATCAACACCATATTTAGCAATACAAATGCCATTTAAATCTTATGAAGATTATGATGGAGTTGGAACTTATACAACAACAGGTAGCACTGGAGCAATGCGCATTCTTATACAAGCAAACGATAATTTAATGTATTTGTACCCACAACCGTTAATAAATTGGCCTATAAATACAGGTGGAACATTAGTAGTAAGAGGTCAAGTAATGTTATCTGTTATAGCAACATATTAAAACCTATTCTTACCATAATGCTCTGATAATATTTCTTTGAGCAAATAAGATTCTTTGGTGCCAGTCCTTTCGACTTCATCAAAGAATTTCTTTTTTAATTCACCTGTTAAGTGAGCAGTTACGCGAGCTTTTGCGGCTTGTTTTTTCTCTGCTATATCGTTTTTAGGATTTGCCATTTGTAAATATTAGTTACTAAACACCACAAAATTAGTAACTTATTTGAATTGAAGTGCAAATATGTAACCATTTTTGTACAATGAAAATCACCAACATATCTAACGAAGTAGCCACAATGCTTATCTATAAGCATATCGGCAATATAGATGGTATGGATAATGGCATTAACGGTGCTTGGATTGCTGAGGATATTCAATACATTAACGATAACTATTCGGATCAAGTTAAGTGCATTAACATTCGTATCAATTCAATCGGTGGGAGTGTTGCTGATGGGCTTTCAATCGTTAGTGCTATACTTAACAGTGCAATACCTGTAAACACATATATTGATGGCATGGCTTATTCAATGGCTGGTGTTATTGCTATATGTGGCCAAAAGAAATACATGGCCGATTATGGCACGTTTATGATGCACAACGCAAACGGTGGAAGTGATGAAGAAGTTTTGAATTTAATCACAAATTCATTAGCAAAAATATTCGAACGCAACACAAATCTAACATTAGATAAGTGCAAAGATTTGATGGCTAAAGAAACGTGGATGACTGCCGTAGAGTGTATGAGTTTAGGCATAGTTGATGAAATTATAGAAACAAAAAAAATGAAGCCTGCAATGAACGCAACTGTTAAGGAACTTCATGCTATATACAATAAAGTAATAATTAAAACAGAAACCAAAATGAATAAATTAACTGATTTATTAAAGCTATCAAATGAGGCTTCAGAAGAAGCCATTGTTGAAGCGGTTAACGCTAAAGATGCAAAGATTGCTGAATTAGAAGCAAGCATCGAAGCACAGAGCAACGAATTACAAGCATTGAAAGATGCCAACGATGCAACAGTACAAGCTGCGAAAGTTGAACTTATTGAAAACGCAATAAAAGAGGGTAAAATTGCTGATGCAAGTAAAGAAATTTACTTAACAAGCAACAAGTCTAACGAAGAATTGAAAGATGTGTTTAGCAAGTTAACACCTGCATACACACCTATCTTTGAAAACAAAGCAAACACACCAGCAGCAGTTGCAGGTCGTGAGTCTTGGACTTTTAACGATTGGTCAAAAAACGACCCAAAAGGTTTAGCAGAAATGAGAGTTAACGATGCAGCATCATTTGAGGCATTGATTAACAACTTGCCTGCTAACTTGTCACCAAACTACAACCCATCAACGGATAAAAAATTCTAATTATGGAAGCAATTTGGAACGCAAACCCAACGGTTAACATGCTATATTGTTTTGAGGATGGCAACTGCTTCATCAAACATAGTGAGGCAGCAAGTTATGCGCAGTCAACCAATATGCATTACATCGTTAAGGTTAGAGAAACAGAAAACAATCAAACAGAAAACAAACCAATAAAAACAAATAAAAAATAATGGCAACAATCAACAACCCATTTGGCGCAGCAGGCACGTTAACGATTGCTGCCACAGGCACAACTGCCGCAACAATTAGCAACAACGAAACCGTTGTTTCATCGTTAACTACCTTAACTGGTAACGCAACACTTGACTTAACGCTTTCAAGCGAATTAAAAGCGGGTGCAGCATTACATATTAAAGTAAAAACAACCGCAACAGAAACCTTTACTTTTGGTACAGGAATCGATGCTCCAGTAGTTACAGGAGTAGCTGGTAAAACATGGTGTCAATCATTTTGGTATGATGGAACTATCTTTTTACCATGTGGCGCAAAAATTCAAATAGATTAATTATTCACGTAAAAAAACAAAAACAAAATGGCATTAATAAAAGAAATTTGGGTATCAGATGTACAAGAAGCATTAAATAGAAATGCTGACTTCTTACCTTATTCAGTAGATCATTCAGCGTATATCGCATTCGGAACAGTACACGTTCCTCAATCAGGTTCAAACCCAACTGTGGTTAAGAATCCTGCAACTTTCCCTTTAGCAATTAGCGAGAGAACAGATACTGATAGAACTTATGCACTTAATCAATTCGCTTTAGAGCCTACATTGATTAGCAACCTTGATGAATTACAAATCAGTTATGACAAGCGTCAATCGGTTTTAGGTCAACAAATCACTACACTTACACAACGTATTGGTGATGAAGTTGCTATCTCTTGGTCTGCAACAGGTGCTGCTAACATCGTTGGCACAACAGGTTCAGCAGTTGCTACATCATTAGCACCGGGTGCAACAGGCACACGTAAAGCAGTTACTTTAGCTGACATCGCTTCATTGGCAAGCAAGTTAGATAAAGACAATGTGCCAAGACAAAACAGAAAGTTGTTAATGTCAACTGATATGTTTTGGGAGTTATTCCAAATCAGTGATGTAATTCGTGCATCTTATAACGGATTCCAAAACCAACCAAACGTATTAGCAAACGGTATCGTTGCAATGCTTTATGGTTTTGAAATCATGATGCGCCCAGTGGTATCAGTTTATGCAAATTCAACAACCGTTCCTAAAGCTTTCGGTGCTGCTACTGCAACAACTGACAACCTTGCTTGCATCGCATTCCATT